GGTATTGGTAATTACGCTGGTAAATATGTATCAACCACTGCGGTTACTGGTGTTAGATTTTATTTTTCTGCTGGTGAAATAAGTGGCAAAATAGCAATGTACGGCAGAAAACGATCATAGGAGATAAATTATGGCATATATAGGAAAACAACCAGTAGTAGGAAACTTTCAAAAGTGTGATGCAATATCGGTTGTTAATGGTCAAGCAGCATACACATTACAAGTAAGCGGAACTAATGTCGTTCCTGAAAGCGTTAATCATATGCTTGTATCTCTTAATGGTATTCTTCAAGCACCAACAGACTCATTTACTGTATCAGGTTCAACATTAACTTTTGCTTCTAACCTAGCAACAGGTGATGTTATAGACTTTGTTATTCTTTTAGGTAACGTATTAGATTTAGGAGTGCCATCAGATGGAACAGTTACTCATGCTAAATTTGCTTCAAATACAGGTGGTGTAGTTGATTGGCAAGCTGTAATTACAAGTGCAACTACAATGGTTGCTGGTAGAGGTTACTTTGTAAATACTACAAGTGGTGCAGTTACAATGACACTTCCAGCTTCTGCTGTAAGAGGTGACGAAGTTTGGATAGTAGATTACGCTGGAACATTTGATACTAATAATTTAACTGTTGCAAGAAATAGTCACAACATACAAGGAGATGCTTCTAATCTTACTGTATCAACTGAACGTGCTGGTTTTACTTTAGTCTATGTTGATGCTACGCAAGGTTGGTTATTGAGGGACAAATAATATGTCCGTATATAACGCACTCAAATACAATGTTTCTTTTGCAAACGCTGGTAGCTTAGTATTACTTACAACTAATACTGCAAGTTCTAGTGCGTCAGTTTCATTTACATCAGGAATAGACTCTACTTATTCTGAGTATTTATTTTTATTTAATAATATTCACCCAGCTACTGATGGTGCAAATTTTACTTTTAATGCAAGTACAGATAGTGGTTCAAACTATAACGTTACAGCTACTACAACTTTATTCCAAGCTTACCATAATGAAGCTGACAGTAGCACAGGATTATCATACTCAAGCACACATGATCATGCACAAGATACAGATTATAAAAAACTTGGAATAGCTTTTGACAATGATAATGACAGTTCTGGTTCAGGTTACTTACATTTATTTGAACCATCTTCCACAACTTTTGTAAAACATTATTTAGGTATTGTACAAGAATCTCAAAATGATGCTTTTTGTCAAGCTGAACATTATGCTGGATATTTCAATACTACTTCAGCTATTGATGCAATACAATTTAAGATGTCGTCAGGAAATATAGATGCTGGTACAATACAAATGTTTGGAGTAGTTAAATGAGTACATATACAGACATTAGATACGATTATAATTTACCTAGTGGTTTTGGTGGTGGTTTAACTTTATTAGCTACAAATACAATAACATCAGGTGTTTCTTCTTCATCATTTACAAGTGGGATTGATAGTACATATCGGACTTATATGTTTAAGTTTATCAGTATGCACCCAGCTACTGATAATGTTTCTTTTGAATTTAATTTAAGCACAGATAGTGGTTCAAATTACAATGTAACAAAAACAACTACTTTTTTTAGAGCATATCATGATGAGTCAGACACAAGCACTTCTTTAGGTTATAATGCTAGTGCAGATTTAGCACAAAGTACTTCTTATCAACCATTAATTTCAAACACTGCTTCTGAAGGTATAGGAAATGATAATGATCAAAATGGAGTAGGTTATCTTTATATTTTTAGTCCATCATCAACAACTTTTGTAAAACATTTTATTTCTACAATGCAATATAATCAAAAAGATGATTATAGTATTAATACCTATATTGCTGGATATGGTAACACTACAAGTGCTATAAATGCCATAGATTTTAAAATGTCGTCAGGCAACATAGATAGTGGTGTCATCAAAATGTATGGGATAGCATAATGACAGTATATTCTAATTTAAAATACGATCACCCATTTTCAGCTAACGCAACAGGCACAGGTGCTTTAACAAAAATATCTAGCCAAACTGCAAGTAGTTCAGCTTCATTAAGTTTTACGACAGGCATAGATTCTACTTATAAAGAATACGTATTTAAATTTATAAACATACACCCAGCTAGTGATGGTGTAAATTTTTCATTTCAAGCAAGTACAAATGGTGGAAGTAGTTATGGTATAACAGCAACAACTACTACTTTTGTAGCTAATCATAAAGAAGATGGAAGTGATAGCAACTTTTATTACAATACAGGAATTGATTTAGCACAATCAACAAATTATGCGATCATAAATGATTATTATGTAAATGATAATGATGCTTCAGGAAGTGGAACTTTACACTTGTTTGAACCATCAAGCGATACGTTTGTGAAGCATTTTATAGCAGATTTCAACAATCTATATAAACCAACATATACTAATAGAACATTTTCAGCTGGTTATTTTAATTCTACGTCAGTTATTGATGCAGTAGATTTTAAATTTAGTAGTGGCAACATAGATAGTGGAACTATAATAATGTATGGAGTATCATAATGGCTTTAAACTTTTGTAACAACAATTCCTTATCAGCAATCACAGCAATACCATCAGGTATTAGTGGTGGTGCTTTAAATTTAATATCTACACAGACAGCTAGTAGTAGTGCTAATTTATCTTTTACAAGTGGAATAGATAGTACCTATAAAGAGTATGTATTTAAGTTTATAAATATACATCCATCAGCAAATTCTGATTTTGCATTTAATATGAGTATTGATGGTGGAAGTAATTATAACACAACTAAAACTACAACATTTTTTAATGCTTATCATTATGAAGATGGTAGTGCGTCTGCTTTAGCTTATCTAACTGCTGATGATTTAGCACAAGGAACAGGTTATCAAGTTCTTATGGCATTTGGTGATTTAGGAATAAATGCTGATGATAGTTTATCAGGTTACTTACATTTATTTGATCCATCATCTACTACATTTGTTAAACATTTTATTTCGACTACTGTTGGTTCTAATAATGAAGCTGCACCATATGTCAATAATGACTTTATAGCTGGATATGCAAACACTACTTCAGCAGTTAATGCAGTAGATTTTAAAATGATTTCAGGAAACATTGATAGTGGAGTTATAAAATTATATGGCGTTAGTTAAATATAATAACAATTCTATAAGTGCTATTACTGCGGCAGCAAGTATTCCTAGTGGTAGTATGGTTTTAATTAGTACCAATACAGTATCTTCAGGAGTATCATCAGTTTCAATTACATCAGGAATAGACAGCACATATAGTACATATATGGTTAAATACATTAATCTTCATTCAGCTAGTAATAATGTTCAACCACAAATAAATTTTTCAATAGATGGTGGTAGTAATTATAATGTTACAAAGACCACAACAAGTTTTTATGCTAATCATACTGAAGCTGCTGGTGGTGCTGGTATAGGATATTCATCAGGCGAAGATTTAGCACAATCTACTGCATATCAAAATATTGGTGAAAATTTTAAAAATGATAATGATAGTGGTGGTTGTTTTACAATGTTTTTATTTTCACCATCTAATACAACTTTTGTTAAACATTTTTTAATTGAAACTGTTCACATGGCAACTAACCCAGCAGCAAAAAGAGATTTTATAGCTGGTTATTGTAATACTACTTCTGCTGTTAATGCTATTAATTTTAAAATGTCTAGTGGAAATATAGATAGCATGATTTTAAAATTATACGGATTAAAGGAAAGTTAATATGGCATTAGTTAAACTAAATAATAATGGTGTAAAGAACGCAACTGCTTTTGGTAGCATAACAGGACTTGGTAATTTAGTTTTTATATCAAGATCAACGGCTAGTTCATCATCAAGTTTAAGCATTACATCAGGTATTAATAGCACTTATAAGGAATATATATTTGTTTTTAACAATATTCACCCATCAACAGATGATACAAATTTTCAATTTAATTTAAGTACAGATAGTGGCTCAAATTATAATGTTGCTAAAACAACTACTTATTTTTATGCTAGTCATAATGAGGGTGACTCAAGTACAGCTTTATCTTATTATACCGCACAAGATTTAGCACAAGGAACTGGTTTTCAAAATTTATTTACAGGAGTGGGTACGGATAATGACCAGTCAGGATCAGGATATTTACATTTATTTAATCCATCTTCTACTACTTTTGTAAAACATTTTATAGCCAGATGTCAGCATTATATGTACATAGATTATTCACAAGAATATTACACAACAGGGTATGGTAATACAACAAGTGCAGTTGATGCTGTAAGATTTCAAATGAGTTCAGGAAATATAGATTCAGGTACAATAGATATGTATGGAGTTAAATAAAAAATTATGATAATAACACAAACACAAGGAGAAAAATATGCCAAGATATAAAATGGTCAACGGTGAAAGAATCCAATTCACGGCAGCTGAAGAAACAGCTAGAGATGCTGAAGAAGCAGCTTGGGCTGATGGTGCTGTAGCAAGAGCACAAGCTAGCCTAAGAGCTAAAAGAAATCAGCTTCTAGCAGAGACAGACTTTTATGCTTTATCTGATGTTACTATGTCATCTGACATGACAACATACAGACAAAATTTAAGAGATCTGCCTGATGGAAAAGACACTGTTGAAAAATGTGAAAATGCTACATGGCCAACTAAACCATAGTTAAATGGCTAAACGCAAGTCCCTCATAGGCGTTAACAATTTTGTAAAAGAAACTAAAAAGAAACGACCTGGGAAACACAGTAAAAAATATAATAAACGAGTGCCCAAGAGATCTAAAAATAGAGGACAAGGAAAATAATCAATGGCTACACCAGACGAAACACAACTACAAAAGGGTGCAATAGCACCTTCGCAGACAGAACAAACTGGTTCGCAAAAGGCAGTTGCATTAATTGATAATTTAATTAGTTCACCTAGTTTACCTACAGGTACAACTATAAATCCACAACTACAGAATGTGGCAACTAATGAATTAATGGCAACAAGTGGGCTTACAGGAACTACTGCGGCTGCAGTGCCAACTGCTCCAACAGCCCCAACTATAGCTGCCCCAAGCACTATAACAGGAACTAGTATAACAGCCCCTACAGCACAAACTGCTGCAACTATTACACCTTCTACAGTTACATCATTAACACCTACAATGACAGCTGCAACAGGTACGGTTACTCAACCAATGACTGCAGCAACAGGTACAATTACATCTGACGCAACAGTTAAAGGTCAATTATCAAGTTTACAAACTGAAGTTGAAACTGCATTAGCTTCTGGTAATCCATTACCAGTATGGGCAAGAGGTGCTGCAAAAGCAACTAATGCTGCAATGGCTAATAGAGGTTTAAGTGCAAGTTCAATGGCTGCTGAAGCATTGGCTGAAGGTATTATGAATTCTGCTATACCAATAGCAAAAGCAGATGCTGATACTTATAAGCAAATGATATTTCAAAACTTGTCTAATAATCAGCAAGCAGCAATTACAAACGCACAAGCATATCTACAAATGGATATGGCTAATCTTTCTAATCAACAGCAAGCTAATTTACAAAATTTAAATACAAGACAAAACTTTATTTTATCAGATCAAGCTGCAGCTAATGCAGCATTTCAATTTAATGCAACTAGCCAAAATCAAGTTAATCAATTTTATGATAAACTAAGTGCAACTATATCTGATCAAAATGCTGTTAGAATAGATGCAATGAAAAAATTTGCAGAAGCAGAAAGAGCAAAAGTAAATGCATTAAATGCTCAAAATACAATTGCAGTTAATGAAGCAAATGCAAAAAGAGAAGATACCATAAATAGATTTAATGCACAATTAGAAAATCAAAGACAACAATTTAATATTCAAAATCAAAGAGAGATAGATCAATCAAATGTTGTTTGGAGAAGAAGTATTAACACAGCTAACACAGCAGCAGTAAATGCAGCTAACCAAGTTAATGCACAAAACCTATTAAACTTATCTAACTTTGGATTGTCAGCACTATGGCAACAATGGAGAGATGAAGCATCATGGGTAAACACTTCTTCAGAAAATAGCGAAAATAGAAATCATAACTTAGCAATGGCAGCACTAGAAAGATCTACTGCTGTTGATCTACAAAACAAAGCATCTAAAGATGCAATGTATCAGATGATTGGTAAGTTTGGTTTTGATCTATTATTAGGATAAGGAGAATAAATGAGTATAAGTAAAATGTTTAAAGGTGCAGTTTCATCAGCAGCAACATGGGTTGGTGGTGCAATTGGTGGAGCTGTAGGCGGACCGACTGGAGCTAAAATAGGTGCTGGTATTGGTACAGCATTAGGAAGTAAAATATCAAGCTATGGGGGTGGAGGTGGAGAGTTTCAACCTATGAGCACACAAGTACAAGTACCAAGTTTTGGAAGAGGTTTACCAACAATGAGACCAGGAATGGGTAAGTATGTACCTGGCCCTAAAGTTGTAGATGCTGAAACATTAAATAAAATGTGGGAAGCTAGATTAAGTAGTTATATGGCAACTGCTGCTAAATTTGATAGAACTACAGAAGTATCAAGACTAATTAGGAGTTTAAAAGCATAATGAGAGAATTTGAAGAAGGCATAGGTAATCCATTTGATACACCAGTACCTGGTCAAAGTTTAACAGATACTCCAGGTAATTATCCTTGGGAACATTCACCACTTATAACTGATCCTGAACAAGCTACAGAATTTATTTGGGATAGATTACATAAACCAGAATTTGCAGAACAAGTTATTGCTATGCTAGATGCAGGTATACCCGTAGAAGCTCTAGGTAGAGTTATACTATTTGGTGGATTTGTAGAAGGTAAGTTTAGTCCTGATGTAGCATTTTTAATTGCACAACCAGTTATGGAAATGATTGCATCAATGGGTGTAGCAGCTGGTGTTGAAAAGTTTAGAATGTCAATAAGTGACTTAACTAATAATAAACAAATGACAGAGATTATAAAAATTAAACAAGAGAAAGAAGAGTTTGAAAAAATAGCTAAAGGTGTAAAACAAGATATTAAAAAAGTAAAAACAGAAGACAAAGGTCTAATGACTAAACCTGAGGAGGCAGAATAATGAGTGCATTTAGAGGAATAGCTACAGGTTTTTTAGGTGGTGCAATAGCTGATAAAGAAGCTAAAGATAAAAATAAAGCAGAAGTATTAAAAGGTGCTGCAAAAAATTATTTTAATAATACATTACCAGAAACTATTGAAATGGAAAATAACATAAAAAGTAGTTATGATAGAATTGCTACTGAATTTGGTACTCCTGCCGCAGAATTAGCAGATATAAATAAAATTATAACTGGTGATGGTAAAGGCTATGATAACTTTAAAGAAATATTAAAAAGTAATAATATTAAAAAAGAAGATTTAGATAAAGCAACCTTTGATACAGACTTTAATAAAAGATACAAAACAAGAAGTAAAACTTTTCAAGAAAAATATAAACCTATCTTTGATCAAATTGGTATAAAAGAAATTGGTGGTATGGGACCTTACACAGTTAAGAGTCAACTAGAAGGTGATGCTACTACTGATACCATGGTAGATGCACCTCCAGCTACTGGAGAAATGCAGCAGTTTTCTAGTACAAAATTATCAGATTATTTAATTCCAAAACCTGGAGTATTACAAATACCTGAAAATGAATTTGGCAGAGTTGCTACAAGCTATAGAAATTTTAATAATGTAATATCGTTTGACCCACAAGGTAATGTTAAATTTGCATTTAAAGGTACAAAAGATGTTGAGTATAACGCATTAAGAGCAATAACAAATCAAGTATCAAGTGGTTTCTATAATGCAGAACAAAAGAAAGTAAATGTTGGTGCTGCAATAGAAGAAGCAAATAAAATATTAACAGCACAAACTGAAAGTTATATTAGAGATATTGTAAATGATTATCAAGTTGTTAAAACTCCGCAGCCAGGAAAAGCTAGTGCAACTGCAACTGGACAATTAAAAATAAATAAAATGGATTTAATAAAGCACCTAGATAGTCTAGGTACTAAATCAGAACAAAGATATTTTGCAGTAAGTTTTCCAGAAGGTGTAACTGCACCAGGAATTAAAGGTGATGTTAGACAATATTTATTAACTGTAACTAGATAATATGACAAAACTATCTTTAGGAGATTATGTAGTTAATGACCAAACTGCAAACAAAAAAGTTGCAGGGGGTATTAGTCTTGAAGAATTATTAGAAAGAGATAAGAAATATAATGTTACTAAGGAATCTATTCAAAATGATCCCAGTATTAATAACGCAATTCCCGTACAATTTAATTCAGATGGATCTTTAAAATATACCTTTGATAATATTTATGAAAATAAACAGCTATCTGCTGTAGCAAAAGATTATTACAGAAATAGGGATGATGTTAATCTTACCGATAAAGAAGCTGTAAATAAATTTATAAGTGATAGAACTTGGAAACAATCTAATACGTTTGCAATGGGTAAAGAGTTTACATATATTACTGGAAATAATGTAGGTGAAGATCAAAAAGCTAGACTATCTTACTTAACTAGATATTGGGATGAGCTACCTAATTTTTATGAAGAAGGTGGTAGAGGAGCATCAGGATTTTTTGCTAACTTAGGTGTTGCAGTATTAGATCCATTAAATATAATTGGTGCAGGTGTTGGTGGTCAAGTTGCAAAAGGTGTTCTTAAAAAAGCTGGGCAAGAGGTTATTAAAGCACAGACTAAAAAAGGTGTTACTAAAAAGGCAATAAAGAAAGAGTTATTAAATAGTCCAGAAGATTTAGCTAATTTATCTGCTAAAGCAAGAAACAATGCTATTATAAAAGGTTCAGCATCAGTATCTGCAGTTGAAGGTGCTGGGTTTGGAACTATAGATATAGCTAATCAAGTAGTTGAAAGAGAAATTGGATTAAGAGAAACACTAGATCCTATTAGAACAGGAACTGTTGCAATGACAGCTGCTGGTTTAGGATTTTTTGTACCATATGCAGGTGGGAAAATAACAAGTAAAATTGCTAATTTAAGACTTGCAAAAAATAATAAATTAAATAGTGAAATTTTAAAAAAACATTCTAAGAAACAGCCTGATAATACAGGTAAATCTGAGGGTGTAAACTCTCCAATAAATGGTGAACTAAGTGTTGGTAGTAAAATTAGAACTAATTTAGCTGACCAATGGGATTTTATTAAAGTATTACAAAAAGAAATTACAGGTGTTGGTGGAGATGTAACAAGTTTAAAAAATATATATACATCTAAAAAAGGTTTTATAGATCCAGTTACAAAAAAGAAAGTAGACCCAATACTACAACCATATTTTCAATTAAGACAATTAGCATCATCAGGAACTAGAGGTCATCACTTTATAATGAATGGTGTATATTTACCACCTAATCCTGCTGCTAGAAGTGCTAGTTATAAAAAAGGTAAGAGTAAAGGTTTACATCAAATATTAGAAAAGTTAGATGTGGATAATGAAGTTAATGAATTTTTAAATTATGTAGCTTCAAAAAGAATAAACTTTATATCAAAACGAAGACCTGCTTTAGAAAAAACTTTACCAATAGATAAAGCAACTAGAAAAGAATATATAGATTTTGCAGAACTTGATGCTGCAACTTATAAAAAAAAATATGGTAAAAATTTAGTAAGAAAAAATAATTTTAAAAAAGCATTAGATGAGTACAAAGTATTTACAGATGAGTTATTAGAATACCAAGTTCAATCAGGTTTAATTAATAGATTAGATGCTAGAAAAATTAAAAAAGAAAATCCTTTCTTTATACCATTAACAAGAGAGACAGAAAAGATTGGACTCATAACAGCTGCAGGTCAACAGACAAGAAAAATGCTAGGTATAGCTAGACCAGGTGCTGTTAAGTTAGCAACAAAAGCACAAGAAGGTGATATTAATCTTTACAAAAATTTATTAACTTATACTTATCAAACTGTTTTAGCAGGTGATAGAAATCGTGCTAAAATTTCTCTATATAATATGTTACAAAAGGGAGATAAGTTAGGCACAATAAATGCAGATAAAGTTGTAAGAAAAGTTACAGCTAATAGAAGAGTAAGAATAGAAAATATTGCAGTTGATAAAGTTATTAGAGCTTATGAAAAATCAGGTGCAAAATTTGATCCTGAAAAAGTTTTAGGAAAAGTTGGTAGAAAAAGAAAAAATCAATTAGATAATTTAGATAGTCTTGATGTTTTAACTTTTAGTAATACATTTAAAGCTAGTGATGATGCTGCATCTGATGTAGTTGACATTGTTTATAGAAATGGTAAAGCTGAAATATACGAAGTTATTGATCCAAATTTAGCAGATTTATTTAATGGTTTATCGGAAAAAGGTGCAAACAAAGTAATGTTTGGCTTTGGACCAAGAGGAATATTTTCTAGATATGCAAGATTTGCATCAAGAGCAATTACTTATACTCCACCTTTTGTAGCATTTAACTTAATAAGAGATACATTAGCTGGAGCTGTAAACTCTGCATTTGGAATAGGTCCTAAAAAATTTTTACCAGTTTATTCTAGTGGCAAGGGTTTTATAGATGCAGTTCAACAAACCCATAATTATAAAAAAGCATTAATAAATGGTATGGGGTATTCATCTAGATCTGAAACTGAAGCCTTTACTCCAAAAAATTTAAAAGAGTTAGTTAAGAAAGGAGTTACTACATCATCAAAAACTTTAGGTGATGCAGAAAATTATTATAGTAATGTAATAAAAAAATACGGAAAAAAAATTGGTGCTGGTGGTAGAGGATATGCTAGAATAGTGCAAGCTGCTGAATATGGAACTAGAATGGGTGAGTTTCAATTAGCAAAAGCTGCAGGTTTTAGTGATATAGGTGCATCATTTTTAGGAAGAGAAGTTGCAACTGACTTTGGTATGAGAGGATCAAGTGCACTACTAAATGGATTAAGTAGAAACACTATGTTTTTAAATGCAAGCATACAGGGTTTATATAGAACATATAGATTATTTGGAGAAAATCCTAAGAAAGCAACTGCACTAATTACTGCAACAGTAGTTGCACCAGAGATAGCATTATACTTTACTAATGCAAGATTTAAAGAATACTCACAAGTACCTGACCAAGTAAAACAATTAAATTTTTTATTACCTAATATAGATTTTGCAGCTTCTAAAGAACAGGGTAGAATAACATTAGATAAAGAAGTACCCTTTATACCTTTTCCAAAACCATATGACTTAGGTGTATTTGCAAATATTGCAGTAGGTTTAATTGATGGTATGTTAAAAAAAAGTGCTGGTGTCTCTCAAAAATATATAGCAGAATCTATTAGTCAAATAATGCCTGGCACACCAATACCAGCAGGTGTAAGACCATTTATAGAATTAATGGCAAATAAAAATTTATATTCAGGTGCTCCTGTAATTGGTAGATATGAATTACAAAGATTAGATGAACTACAGGCAAGACCATCAACAAGAGAGATAGCTAAAAAACTTTCAACATATAGTTCTAATCTAGCAGCATTTATTACTAGAACACCAGAAGGTGGAGTTAAACCTGTACCAATGACACCTATTGTAGCAGACTATTTACTTGGTGCTTATTTAACAGGAATGATGCAATACCCTATAGATATTGTAGAAAATTTTATTCCTAGAAAAGAAGAACGAGGTCCTAAGGCAGAAAAAAGAGAGGACCAGGCAGATTTATCTAGTTTCTTAACTGCACCTAGTATTGTAACAAGAAGATTTAAAGTTGCAGCACCTATTAAAAATTCAGAATATCACAAGCAATGGGCTAAACTTATATCAAGAGCTAAGAAATTAAAACAAATTGATACATCACAAATGGATTTAGAAAAACGTAATCAATCTTTTATAATAGGTTTATTTGGTAGAACTTATGAAAAAATGAAAGAAGGTTTTGAACCAGGTGTTGAACCAGAAGTTTTAAATTTTGCAGGTATATCAGATGTATTAAAACAAGGTGAGCAGTATATGCTAGAACTTAGAACACAGAGAAATGATATAGCTGAATCTAATATAGATGCTAAAACAAAAAGAGAATTAATTGATAATATTATAAGCGTTGAAAATATGTATTTAAAAGCAACAATAGATAATTTAGCTTCTATAGATGAATTAGATTTTATATTTGATCAAACTATTGGGGATAATATAAAAGACTTAGGAGTTATTCCAGGTTTATTTAGTATACTACTAGGTGGTGATGCTGAAGATGCTTTTAAACCAAACCCTTTAGAGAGAGACGAATAATGGCTAAGCAACCCAAAACAACTAGTGAGCATTTAATATCATTATATGGTTACATAACAGGGTTGCGAAGAGATATCAACACAATAAAAAATAATCACCTCAAACACTTGCACCAAGACGTAGAATCCTTACATAGTAAAATAGATAAACTATTATATATTATTGTGGGTGGTCTAGGTGCTACAATACTAACACTATTAGGATTATTT